CACTTACTAGTTTAATTACAAAAAGGTGTATTCATTAACAGGCCCCGACGATAGTAAGTCAGGAACCCATATGACGGGTTGTCAGTGGTAATCCAAATTCAATTTTTCAAGACGAACTGCTTTTATTAGTCTTGATTTTTTGGACTCTTTTGAGTATAAATTTTTCTGTTACCGGCCCCTTAAAACATTTCATGTTTGTGTAACTTTTTACGAACATGACAGCGAATAAATACAAATCACTGAGATCAAGGTGCACGTGAGCCTAAAAAATCGTTGAAGCTATAAAATTTGATCTTCTATGATTCAGAATGACGACTGATGAGAAAAACATTATAAATGTAGTCACGTTTCCTTTGACAAAGAAACGAACGGTCACCATACCGTAAAGTCATTCTTCTCCATTCCACAGAGAAGTCTATTTTCAATAGGACACCATGGGCGTAAGAACGACCCCGACTTATTATGTCACAATTAAACCAAACAAAAAAAACAACAGTGGTGGTCTGTTCCTCTACCAAACCAATTGCCAAGGTTTATGAGCAATCACCCTTTTTGTCAGATCAAAAGCCATCCGAAAATGGTCTGACTATCAAGAGTGGTAACTCTAAATTGGCTCCTTTACCTCTTACACAAAAGCAGACGCGAAAGCTTGCTAGAATGAAAGAGAAAAAGCGACAAGATAAAGAATCTTATCGCAAAAATCAGATGAAGACTGATGCGGAGATAATGCGTCTTCGCAAGGGAAAGTTTGCTAAAAACAACTTCTCTCCTGGAACTTTAGAAAGAATGTTGAAAGATGTTCCTTTGGAATTTCAGATTGCGTTGCCGGTTGGCATCAGTTTAACTGATGAATCGCTCTCAGCTTTGAATAACTTGACTGATACACTTGGTCAAGGAACTTCATTGTCTGTGGGCATGAGTTCCGCAACTCAAGATGTTTTGTCTACGTTGAACACTACTTTAAGTGGTGTAGCAACCAATGGTATAAACGTTACTCACGGTTTAGAACCAAATGTGATTGAGACTTTAAATTCTCTAAACACCACCTTGAGCAATGTTACATCTACTATTGCGGGAGTTGGGGATATTCCTGGCACTGTGAGTGCGGGAATTTCTTCGGTTCTTGATAGCGGCGTGAAGTACGCCGCTTTCGGGGTTATTATTTTTGCAATCACTTCAGTTGTGAGGCACAAACGATCCCCGAGCAAAGAAACGGCAAGTATTCTTGTCATAGCACTCTTGATATTAGTATTTAAGAGTGATAGTACAACCATTGTTCTTATAAAAGACAAGGTTGTTAGCACGATACAGAGTTTGATGAATTCATTTGGATTGGAAGATTCTAATGGTTCGTCTGGAGGATTCGTCTTCCAGATGGATCTTGGAGAGTTTGATTCATTGATGGAAATCTTATCTTTGTGTGTTTTTGGCTCAATTGTGGGCCATGCTCCAACTGGAGCAAAGACAAAATCTCTTTTTAAGGAGATTGGATCTTTTTCAAAATTTCTTGATGGCAGTAAGACTGTATCGAGATTAGTTTTGAATCTTTTGCAGGCCATGACCAATGCAATTAGAACGAATTTGTTAGACAGTAGTTCTATTGTATTGATTGAGTCTGATGTCCATGAAGTTAAAACCTTTGTGGCAGATTGCATGAAAGTTGCAGATGAGACCCACGCGGGCAAATTTGCACTTAATGTACCTAACGGTGATTTAGTTCACAAGATTTGGGTCAGAGGAAATAGCCTCATCTCAAAGTATTCTCATAGAGATAATCTCTCCTTGAGGATGCAGGTGCAGACCCACATGCAATATATAGCGAAGATAAAGGCCAAATTTGAACAGGCTAATATACTTTCGCTGGGAACGCGACAAGTGCCCCTTTGTGTTTTGATACGAGGGCCTAGCGGTGTTGGAAAATCTCTATCCACCGTTCCACTTGTTGTAGCCACTTTATCTGGTTTATTACCAGATAGTGAGATGGAAGATTTTGAGAGAAATTATGAATCTTTCATCTATGGCAGACAACCTGAGCACGTCTATTGGGACGGCTATCGAGGTCAATTTGTCTGCGCATTTGATGATTTTGGTCAAATGAAAGATGTTGCCGGACAAGGTGAAAATGAGTTTTCTGAATTCATTAGAGCTGGAAATATATTCGGTTTCATCCTACATATGGCTGATATAGAATCAAAGGGAGGAGTTGCTTTCAAGAGTAAAATGTGTTTATGCACAACAAACTTGAGAGACATTGCTCCCAACAGTATTGTCGAACCAGAAGCTGTGAAGCGGAGGTTCGATTTAGTTGTTGATCAGGTCCCTCCTGCAGAGTTTTGTAGGGAGGATTCTCTTCTATCTGGCGATTTGTGGTCCAGAAGATTAGATATCACAAAGTGTGAGCCTGGCTTTGATGAAAGAGCATGTGAGTACCACGTGTTCGATTTCAAGCTCAACAATGGGCGTGGAGGATACACTGGCGAGGTTTATAACTTTGATCAGTTTGTGTCCAAGATGTCCACAACATATAGAAAGCACGAAGGAAACTTCGGAGCTTTCAAGAGCAGTCTTGAAGATGTCAAGAATTTTTATCTTTCCAAACGGAAGAAAATTGATTTTTATGACACTCCACCTGAATTACAATTTCAGATGGATTTGGACGATGTGTTATCTGACAGTGATGAGTTGGATTGTACATTTGCTGACGAGTGTTTCGAAGAGAAACGCGTCGTTACTACCACAGACAAGATTGTGGATTTGTGTGGAGACATGCATGGTGCTATGTTACCTGTAGTCTCTGAAGCGATTGTGTCCCTTCTTTCGAAGGGCGCAGCTACTGGCACAGCTTTGTCAGCTGAAATAGATGAGCTTTACACGCGAATTTCAAAATTGACAGATAAGGTCTTACAGGGTGCTTCCAAAGCTTCGTGCTTTGATGCGCTTTATAGATCTTCAACAAAAATGAGAAAATTGCTCGCAGAAACGTTTTCAGACATCATTGACAAAAGATTTGATGCTGAAACAGCTATGCTCTTCGCTAAGAGCACAAGAAAGTATGCGGACAAGATTTTCGCCAAAAAAGAAGCGCAAGAACATCTTCGTGGTGAGCTTGTGTTACATATTCCGCGCAGGGCGACTAGCTCTTGGGTGGAAAAAGGAAAGAAGAGCTTAGAGTTTTTCAAAAAATATTTTGAGAAAGTCTCTAGCGCCCTATCAAAGTTCCCATCGTTTGTTCAGTGGGTCACATCATTATCTTATGTAGAAATGATATGTCTTGCAATTGGAACGGTCGTTGGAGGACTTATGTTAAGGGGTGCTATCAAGAGTTTGATCGGAATCGCCAGTTTTGTGACTGGTGGAGTCGTAGCTTTTGAAACTCAATCTCATGGGCGTATACGAGAAGTCCATAAAAACAGCAAACATGCTGTTAAGAGAATGAAAGAGAGATTTTCCGCAACTAAAGGCAAAATGGCCTACCAGCTTGGTACATCAGACATGGTTCTGACTCAAGTTGTTGATAAAATAGTTGGCAAAAATACATATGAGCTTTGGATCAATGAAAGGAAGATGGCTGGAATAGTCACCTTTGTTGTTGGAAGGCTAGTGTTGATGCCATGGCATTTCATAACTGAATTGGCCTTGAAGATTGATGAGAATCCTGAATTGGAAGAAAATCACATTATTCTTAAAAAGACCAGTTCAAATATCGAATATTCCGTCAATGTGATGTGGTTGTTCGGTAATTACAAGCGAGCGACAGGATTTGAGGGTCTTGATGCTTGCTTGGTTCAAATGCCAAAAGAAATTCCCCCTCATGCTTCTATTTTGAAGCATTTCGTTCCCCATTCAGTGGCAACAAAGAGACGAGACAAGAAATTTGCTCTTATTTGCCCTGGCCAAAAGAAAGATGTTGAATGGCACGGTGAAGATTACCGTGTTGTTCAGAACAAGATTGTTGGCAACGGCAACGAAGTAATCGTGGTTCGCCACGGATATGAGTACCGCGCAACCTCCCAAAGAGGAGATTGTGGTGCACTCATGTGCATTGTAGATCCCTCTACAGGAGGGCAGAAGATCATCGGAATCCATACTGGTGGTAACCCTGCCGAAGAGAGAGGATTTGCAACGGCAATAACCTTCGAGGATTTAGAAGAAACTGTCAAGGAGTTTGAACAAGATGTTGAGCTTTTAGATGGAGATGATATGAGATCTGATGTGAGTATCACATTTGATTATCAAGTCGACTTCCAGAAACTTGATGGAAGGTTTAAGCCGCTGGCAACAGTGAGCAAGGCCTTATCAATGCCATCCCAGACGGTCATTCGTAAGAGTAGACTGTATGGTGAATGGGGTGCAGCAAAAACTGCACCGGCTCGCCTGAATAAATTCAGGGACGAGAACGGTGAAACTATTGATCCTTTTGAAGAAGGGTTAAAGAATTACTGTACTCCTTGGGTCAAGCTAGATCACACTATGTTAAAGGAGTGTGCGGAGCATCTGTATGAAGATATACGCTCTCAATCTTTGAAACCCATGGAATCAAGAATTCTCGATTTCGATGAAGCGATCTTAGGATTGCAAGACGATCCTGATTATGGATCAATTCCTCGAAATACGAGCGCAGGTTTCCCTTGGAATCTGCAGCCTGATCCACGATTGCCTGGAAAGACAAAGTGGTTCGGAAAAGAGCAGGACTTTGATCTTTCGGGTCCTGATTGCATTGCTCTTAAAAAGCAGTGTGAGGTAATCATTGAGAGTGCCAAGAAAAATAAGAGACATTTACATGTGTTTTCTGACTATCTCAAAGATGAAAGACGACCTATTGCCAAGGTTATAAAAGGCAAGACTCGTATCATTTGTGCGAGTCCTTTACCTCTCTCCATTGTGTTCAGACAGTATTTTGGAGCGTTCACGCTCTATATGCAAAAGAACAAGATAGATAATGGGTGTGCAAACGGAGTCAATCCTTACAGTGAGGACTGGCACAAACTTGGACAGAAATTGTCACAGCACGGCAAGAAATGCGGTGCTGGTGACTATTCTAAGTTTGATGGATCTGAGAAGCCCCAGATTCATTGGCACATTCTTTGGATCATCAATCAATTCTATGATGATTCTGGAGAGAACCAGAGAATACGAGAAATCCTTTGGGAAGAAGTTGTGAACTCCCGACACATTCATGGAAACCAAATCTATGAGTGGGTTTCGAGTTTACCTAGTGGTCATGCGATGACACCGTGGGTCAACAACTTGTACAACCATATGGCTTTCAGATACTGCTGGGTCCGTTCTCATGATGGAGATGCAGAATCTTTGTCTGTCTTCAAGGAACACGTTTACTTGTGTGTTCTTGGAGATGACAATATATTCAATATTACTGATGAATGCTCTGATGTGTTTAATCAGCAAACCATTAGTGTTCACATGGCTGAACTTGGCCTAACTTACACTGATGAAATGAAAGGGGATAAGATTATCCCTTTCAGAAAATTGGAAGAGGTGACTTTTTTGAAGCGCTCTTTCAGGTATGAGAAGCGATTTGATACGTTAGTCGCTCCTCTTTCGATGGAAACAATCCTAGAGATGCCTTACTGGACTAAGAAAGGCTCTTTGAGAGATACCATCACAAAAGAAACTACAGATACTGCTTTGATGGAACTATCGTTGCACGGTCCTGAAGTTTTTAATGAGTGGGCTCCTAAGATAATTGGAGCTTACAATTCTCACTATTCGGAACCTTTGGATAAGGTGTTGTTAGGTCAACTACTCACCAAGTCCCGGGGTTACGAGATGTACTGGTAGAGATACCAGCGACCTGAATGTCGTTAAACTTCGCTTTGTCATGTGATCTTGCCTAAGATTTAGAGTAAATGATTTTAAAGATCTTTGGTAGTGCTATGACAATTATAAGACCTTACCTTTTTAGGTTACGGTGGGTCGAGAGCGAACCTCTCAATATCGTAAAATCATGATATCTGAATGCGTCTGGTGCAGCGCTCAGATTAATAGATGCAACCACCTCAAAAGTTACTTCTATCGGTGATACCGATCAAGGCTTGAATGCCACTGCTTTCGAGCAAGTTCGTTCCCAAGATATGAATGGTGAAGAGAAATCTGCCACTACAGTCTTGGTGAATGATGGGAATACAGTTGTTTCTCAGATGAAAAACTTTATTCGCCCACCTGAGGGACTTTTGTCTAGTGCTTCCACAAGCACACCTCAAGATTTGAAAACGTTCCTTGCCAAGCCTTACCCGCTTGTTGAGGGTACGTTGTCAAGCACTGACACAACTGCCACGTTTTCAGCTGTAGAGATTTTCTCAACACTGATGGCTTTGCCTATCTATAAGCAAAAAGTGAATGGTCATATGGGCATCAGAGCCACAGTTGTTTTGCGCTTGCAAGTCAATGCTGAGCGCTTCATGCAAGGACGTTACATCCTCGCGTTGGAGCCTTTTGTCACTGCAGCATCCAATGCCAATGGGTATCAACACTCATCGGAGAAAGATTTGCAGTTTCTTAACAGCAAAACAACCATTACTCAGTTGCCTCATGTGCAGTTTGATCTGAACTGTGATACGGAGGCTACGCTGAGAATTCCGTATGTGAGTCCATACTCACATTACAGTATGCCTACTGGGCATGGGGATGTTGGCTCTTTTAGAGTATACCCTTATTGCCCTTTGACTACTGGATCGACGGGTTCCACTACTTGCCAGTATATAATCTGGTCAAGTTTGGAAGATGTTGAACTGGTAGCTCCAACTCTTCCACAAGGAGATTTTGAGTTCCAGAGCAACATGCGTCCTGTTGGCAGAGTTAAGAAGAGAGGCACTGTGACGGAGAAAGAACAAGAGGAAGGAGGAATCGGTCCCATTTCTAGTGTTCTTAACAAAGTTTCTCGTGCGGCTGACATTGTTGCTCAGATACCTGTAATTAGCTTAGTTGCTACACAGGTTGGTTGGGCAGCTGATATCGCTGCGCGAGCTGCTTCTGTTTTCGGTTGGTCAAAGCCCGTTGCTTTGGCTGCTCCCATGCGTATGAAGGACGCATGGGCGCCGTTTTGGAATAATCCTGACGCGGCGGATTTCAGTTATCCTTTGGCCGTTATGGCCACAAACTCCATTGAGACCCTACCTGGGTTCGCTGGATCTAATGATGATGAGATGTCGATTGACTACATCAAGACGATTCCAGCTTACTTCTCGTCGGCTACATGGACTACATCACAGGTAGTTGGAACAAACTTGTTCAATTTACCTATGATGCCCAGAGCTTACTCGAGCTCTGCGAATGATTCCAAGCAAAACTATAGGGTTCAGACCCCCATGGCTTTTCTTGCGAACCTGTTCGCTGACTATAGAGGATCAATTAGATTGACCTTTAAATTTGTCAAGACTGAGTTTCACTCTGGTCGGTTGGCGTTGTCCTATGCTCCTTGCATGGCGACTCCTACCACAACCTTCTCTCTAGGTGATTCGACTTATCTTCTTAGAGAGATCATTGACTTGCGCTTGGGCAACGAGTTTAGTTTCGTTATCCCCTATGCTTCTGTCACACCATACAAGTCTGGGACAGATCCTTATGGGTATGTTCAACTTGATGTGGTGAATGAACTGGTGGCACCCGCATCAGTTAATTCTGCAGTCACGATCCTTTTGGAAGTGTCCGCTGCTCCAGACATGGAGTTCGCAAACTACAATCCTAAGGGCATGACACCATATGTCCCCGTGCATGCTCAAGGTGATTTTGAGTTTCAAGGTGACATGGACATGGGCAAAGATGAGTGTTCTCTTCAAGAGGGCATCCTTGCAAATGCGGCCATGTTTGATGACCACTTAGCTGGCTCACGCTACTGTGTTGGAGAGAAGATCATGTCTCTCCTGCAGCTTGTTAAGCGTAGTAGTTGGTGGTTCAATGGCAATGACACTGGACAACAGACTTGTGTCACTTACCCTTTTTCTTTGTCGGCCTCACAGTCGACAGCGAATGGGGTTTATACTGATGAGTTCACAGCAGACACTGTGTCCATCATCTGCTCCCTCTATGCGATGAGTCGCGGGGGGATGCGGTTGAAGGTCACTGATAGAAACTTCTGTTTGGGTAGGACTCAACTTGAGAGAGTCACTGTTGGCCTCTCTGTACCTAAGTGTGTGAACTTTTCCACCGGAACGTCCGGAGTTCAGGATTCATCCACTTATTTTGGTAACTGTCTTGGAACAGTTTTCAATGGGGAAACTCCCCTTGAAATTCAGGTTCCTCAGTACAGTATCGTGCCAACCCGTATCAATCAAGAGTTGATGACCGGGTTGTACGCGCCAACTAACAGCTCCTCCGCAACCTATCCTAAGGTTTGCGTTTACACTGAGTTCTACTCGACACCGTTCTGGGTTACGTACCGATCGGTTTCTGATGATTTTCAGTGTGGCTACTTTACTGGTGTCCCTCCGATGATCTTTGTTGGAGACAACTAGTCTGTGACAGAATCCTTGTTACAGTACCGTGGAGTTCTGTGTGCGCTTTATCCACACTCGTTGACTAAGAATAGTCCAGACCAATAACGTCTGTAAAAACTGCGAAAAGAACCATGCCGTAGATCATGTAAAAAGTCGAAAATAAAACAAAATTAGCATACGGCTAGAGTGTAGATGTTTACGCTGTCGTATCGCGCCCTGATGAAAGTTAACTTCAAACCGAAGATACTCTCTCTTACCGCACCGGTTGAAAGGGCGCGGTACGTT